CACGAAAGTTATTGTTGTTGCGATAGCTTTAACGCCTTTAAGATACAATGATGTTAGGTATGAAACAGGTGAGAAAATAGAATTGTCAGAATCAGAGTTTGAGGTTTTAAAAGAAGGTAAACTTGTAAAAAGAAGAGTTGAAGAATAATGTCTGAAGAACTTTTGGAAGAGCTAAAAAAGTATATTCCTGAAACTTCTGATTATGATTTACAAGTGGTTGAGCAATTTTATAAAGTTGCCGAAGAAAAGCATAGTACAGAAAGAGAGAAGTTGCTCAAGATGTTTCTGTTTGGTTATTTATTAACTTCATTAAATGATTTTGATTTTACGAAAGTCCAAATTTCAAATATTGTTATTGAAGAAGCAAATGGAAATAATCCTTATCTTAGGATGTATCAGCAATTATTGAAAACTCTTGATGTTGAAGAAAATGAAAGCGTAACTATATCAATATTTTAAAGGAGTTAAAATGTTTAATTTTAAAAATAAAGAAAAAGAAGAAATACTACTTGTTGAGTTGAATCATATACTTTTAAACGTTGGTGACAATGAATTAAATTTGACTCAACGAAGAGTAAATATTGCAAAACAAGAGATAGAAAAAAGAAAATTAAAAATAGAGATTATAAATTTAGGTGATAAAGATGCCTTGCAAACTAACAGTGAAACAGAAACCAAAAAACAAAAATTTGGAGAAGTTGTTGGCAATGAATCCTCAAAAGATAGAAGTGGGGACAGTAACAAATTATAGTGTCAAAGGTGGATTTGATGCTTTTGGATTATCAAATGTATTGGATAGTGGTTCAAGTCGTGGAGTTCCTGGGTGGAATTATAACCAAAAAGCTTTTGAACAATTTAATCCGATGGCTGCTAGATTTTTTAAAGAAGGAGTTGCTAGGATTATAAACGGAAGTTTTGATGTTGCAGCAATGACGAATAAAATTGGAACTGAAGCTAGTACAAGATATAAATCAATGATTGAAAGGATAAAAAGTCCTCCAAATAGTCCTGTAACAATCGCGAGAAAAGGATTTAATAATCCGATGATTGAAACTGGGCATTTTAAGAGCAATATTGCCGCTAAAATTAACGGGGGGAGAATTGTCGGCAGAGGTGGTGGATAATGGATAGGAAAACAAAATCAGCTATTAAAAAAACCTTGAAAGTTATAGAAAAATTGTCAGATGATGTGATTGTGTATTCAGAAAATTCTGAGATTGAATTTGACGAAATGGGCAATCCTCTTCAAAACAAAATAGAAAAGACGGTGAAAATGGCTATACTGACACCTAAACATAATTCATCATTTCCGCAAAGTATGGACGGAAGTTTTTTATCAAATAAAAAAGAGGGATATTATATTTTGGATGATAATCAGAATTTTAAAGTATCGGAAGGTATAAAAATAAAGCATAAAGATGTGATTTACAGGGTTGTGAATATCGAGGAAAATTATGGGGAATTTTTGAGAATGGAGCTGAATATAGATGACAAGCGAAATTAAAAAAGAACTTGTGAACGACATAAAAGAGTTCTGCAAAAAGTTTGGTATAAATCAAATCATAAATGAAGATAAAAGGGACGAGATACTTGCTGAGCAATATGAAAAACTCAAATTTCCAATTGTTTTTTATAATATATACATTGAAGACGCAGGGAATCCAATTCCTTTTGGCGATGATGAATATTGTTATGACGAAGAAATACAAGTTATCTTGACGTTAGAATCAAGAGAAAAACATAATGATTTCGATATGCTTTATTTATTTTTAGCTAATACAAAAGCAACAAATGATTACTTTGATGAAAGAAAACATAAAAGGAAAGTTAGAAAAGTATATAAAATACAGGAAACAACTTTTAATTTTATGGGTAGAAGATACCACAAGGAAGTTTTGCAGTTTAGTTATTTCGCAGAACACAAAATAAATAAAAATTTTAGGGAGGAATAATGGCAATACAGAGAAATGATTTAAATACTTTGAATAATGTACAAATTAAATCAGAAAATAACAGAGCTTTTTATGCTGATGTCAGAAGTTTGATGTTTTTTACAAAAGATTTTGCAATATCGCCGACATTTATTACAGAACCTGGCGACTTGTTGGAATTAAATATCAGCGGATTAAATGAAAATCATAATTTCTATAAATTAATAGCTAGTGCATATTCACAAGTGTATACACCGTTAAATGTAGTTGTTTACGGAAATAATACAGCAGCAACATTTACAGAGCTTATGAATACATATATAGATCATGAGGACGCTTTTGAAGTCACTAACTGGATTACTAACATGGATATTGTTTCTGAGAAAACATATATTAACAGTATAGTATCTTATGCAAAAACTGATAAGGATAAACAATTTTTTATAGCTGTTGATTATGAAAAAGTAGGAAGTGCAGCTGAAGCTGTAAAATTACAAACGGAAAATAATGTGAATAACGTTGCGTTTGTAATCGAAGGAGCTAAAAATTTAGCTAAAGGAAATTGGCTTACAGGGGCCTTAGTTGGTGGAACAATAGGATATAAAGATTTAGGAAGTTATATTGTTCATTCGACTCAAATAACTGGTTTTGTCCAAGAAAATTTTACAAAAACTGAGCAAAAATCTTTTTGGGACGCTGGATTAAATTACTTATCTAAACCAACTCAAGGTTATTTTCATATTGTAAATGGACTTAATTCTGACAATAAAACATTTATTGAATTGAAATTAATCGAAATTTGGTTGAGAGATGGTTTAAAAAAAGATTTAACAATATTTCAGGTAAGAAAAGACAAAATACCTTTGAATGATATTGGTAGATTAATGATTGAATCGATTATAAGAGAACGTTGCAGACAAGGAGCGAATGCTGGGATGTTTATGGTTGATAGTAATGGAAGTTATTTCGGGACAATAACTCAAAAGGATAAAAATGGTAATGAGTTTAGCATAAAATTAGGACATTTGACAGTCGATGAATTGACACAAGAATCGATTAGAGAAGGTAAGTTTAAATTTGATTTAAGAGTAACTTATTTAAACGGCGCAAGAAATGTGGCATTAACAGGAACAATTACAACAGATGGAGAAATTGTATTTGATAAATAAAGGGGGTAAATATAAATGTCAACAAAACAATATAATGTGGATAACGTTAAAATCGTATTAACTGCTGCAGGTATTCCTTATGCAATTACTTGCAGACATGAAGACGGTTTTGAAGATGATCCAAACACAGAAAGCTCAAGCTCAACAATTGCGAGTTGTGGACAAAAGGTTGTTAACGTATCAGTCGACGAGAGTTTGTCTATCACATTAAGTTTGCTATACGGAAGTAGTGAACACAGAACAATGGAAAGATTGCATAAATTGTGGAAAGCAAACAAAGGGTTATTTCCAATGTTTATAGTAACAACTGATACAAATACAAATGAAACTTATATATATAATGGTGTTTCGTTTAAGAAAAAAGCTGCATTAAAATATGCAAATGAAAGTGGAACTGAAGCTAGAGCGTGGGAGTTTGAAGCGGAAAGTAGAGAACTTGTGATGTAATTAAAAAAAGAAGGCAACTAATATGGCAAATATAATATAAAATATTACCAAATTCAGTTGTCTTTTATGCGAAATATAAGGAGATGAAAATGGATTTAGAGAGAAAATATACTGAAGCAGAAAAAGAAGCTATTAATATGTCAAGAGAAATGGCAGGATTAGGGCCGTTAGAGCAAGAAGAAAAGGCGGTTGAAACAGTAAATGATGCAGAATTAGAATCTGTTGAGGCTCAAATAGTTGCTGAAACAGCTGAAGATATAAAGCAAAGAAGGAACGAAAATGAAAGAAGAAGAATAAAACAGCAAGGTGGCTTAAGACCAAAACAGATATTTAAACATACTTTGATTGATTGGGATGGAAAAGCAAAAGATGTTTTTTGTGAATATCCAACAACTAAGCAAGCGATAAAATATTCAAAAATGGATTTTGATCCAGTGACTGGTAAAGGAATACTTTCTTTTGCTGATGTAGTTGATGACTTTTGTAGGGACGAATTACTTCGCAAATTTGATATAGAAGATTTTCCATCAAGTGAAATAGTAGAGTTAGGAATATTTTTATCGGAAGTGGTAAGAAATCCCTTCCTTAAATAGAAATCCAGCATTTTTTCATGAAGGGAAAATATATTTTAATAAAGATGAAATGCTAAAAGATATAACTGAAATTGAAAATTTAGCATTTCAGTTAGAAATAAATGAGAATTTTAAAAGTTTTAATTCTTTTGTTTTTTTAAAAAGATATAATGAAAATAAAATCTCTGAAAAAGAGTTCGAAACTTTTTTGAAAATGTGCTTTTATGACACAGAAATTCAAAAAGCAAAAGAAAGAGAACGGAAAAAGATTAAGAAAGGAAGATAAATGGCTAGTGGAGTAGGAGTTACTTATGAGTTAGAGTTTGTTATTAAAGATAAAAACGCGAAACAATGGATACAATCAATGCAAAAAGAAGCTGAAAAACTAGCTAAAACATTAGACAAGGTTAGTTTAAATAATTTTAATAAGCAAATACAGAATATGCAAAAGCATTTGCAATCACAAGGAGATAAACTTAAATCTCAAATGAAAACGGCTCAAGAAATGATGAAAACGCTTGGAACTGGTAAAACTGTAAAAAGTGGATTGGATAACGTAAAAAAAGAAACACAAGAAGCTAAAAAGAAAATGGATGATTTGAATAAAGCTAAAGAAGCAGTTGGAAAGTCGGTTAAGAATCCTCTTGGAAACGTGGTCAAAGGTGCTGACGCTGCGATAAAAAAAGTTAAAGGACTTTTAAATAAAGTTCGTGACGGAGCATTGTATAAGGCGGGAAGTTTTATTACACAGGCTGGAATGGAAGCGTTGCAGGAATATGGACAAACTGATTATGAATTACGTGGCGCTTCCGCCAAAACTGGTGGATATGGTGTTGATTTAAAAGAGTATAGACAATTAACTAAAAAAGTTGGTGGAGATACGAAATTTAACAACTTAGATGTTGCACAAGCTATTAATGCAGGAGCAACTTTAGGAATTAAAAAAGACGAAATGAAACAAATCATACCAGCAGCCGCTAATTTGGCACAAGCGTTTAATTCAGATATAACGCCAGCTCTTGAAATGGTTAAAATGCACATGAACTCTTATCAATTGTCTGCGAAAGAGGCTCAAAAAGTTACTGATATGATAGCTGTTACGTCTAAAAATACAGCTGCTGATTTACCTAGATTGGCAGAAGGATTTAAGTATGTTGGAGCGTCTGGGAAAGCATTAGGAGTGCCACTTGAAACAGTTTATGCGATGTTAGGGAAAATGAATGACAACGGATTAACAGGATCAACAGCAGGTACTGGATTAAATCAAATGTTTGAAAGTTTAAAAGATTTTAAAAAACGTGGGAAACTTGAAGATTTAATTGGTAAGGTTACAGATGAAAAAGGTAATTTACAAGATATGGTTTCAATTATTGAAAGATTAAAAGGTGTAACTGACAAAATGGGTAACGCGGATAAAGCTGGAGTATTAAAAGCTATATTCGGAGTACAAGGAGGTAGAGCTGCTAATACGCTATTGAATGGAAGTATAGAAGACTTAAAAAAACTTCAAAACGAAATAAAAAATAGTAGTGGGGTAGCTAAGCAATTGAGTGACTTTATGATGCAAGGAAGTGCAGGAGCGGTTGAAACTTTAATGGGAACAATGTCAAGTACGTTTGCAGCGGTATTTGACTCATTAGAGCCTTTATTAGTTCCTGTTGCTGGGTTATTCATGGGAATAGCTGAAGCAATTGGACAGGTAGCAGAAAAAGCGCCTTGGCTATTGCAATTAGTTTCTATTTTGGGAGCTTTAGTAATTGGAGAAATGGTATTTAATAAAATGAAATCAAGCATCGGGCCTTTCATTTCTGGGATAAAAGAAGCTATTGCAAGTGTTAGTTTATTAAAAATAGTTCTTTACGGACTATTGGCGATTGGTTTAGTAGTTATATTTAATATGTTTAAGCAATGGCAAGATTATTTGCAACAAAATGCTGACGTAAACAAAGTGTGGACGGCTACATTACAAAGTTTAGGGAGTGCATTAGGAGCAATCAGCGACTTGATAATGGCTGTCGTGGG